TAACCCATGATTAGCCCTCCAGAGCCTCAGCGATGCGCTCGGCCAGCTTACGGTCACTGGTGCGCTTGTTAAAGCCGATGCCCAGTTCTTCAGCCTTCTGCTCAAGTTCCTCGCGGGTCGGGCCAGAAACCTCGTCAACAGCTTCGTCAAATGCCTCGGCGGCTTCAATGATCTCTTCGGCACGCTTGCCAGCAACCGCCTCCTCATAGGACGGGAACCAGCCCTTAGCGAGCAGCGCGTCATAGTGCGCTTGATCTTTTGCACCGCAGACCTTGTAGGTCTTCTTCCCTTTGCCCTTACGATACGGGCCGGGGGTGCGGTAAAGAGGTGCGGGGAAGTGCATTACTTCTTCTTTCTCTTGGGAGCCTTGCTCGGCTTGCCTGCCTTCATCGCAGCCTTGCGGGCGACGTTAAGAGCGATGGCGACAGCTTGCTTGCGCGGGCGTCCAGCCTTCTCTTCCATCTTGACGTTCTTGCCGATGGTGTCTCGGCTGTAACCCTTCTTCAACGGCATGGCTCATTCCTTAAAAGGTTTGGGGGGAGACCCAAATCTCCCCCCGCCCCATACGCTTACTGGTCGAACAGCAGGATGCCGCTCATTTCGGGCTGCTTGTTCACAACGCCGAACAGCGTGTCGAGACGATACTTAATCGTCATGCTGTCGATGTCGTAGAACTTCTGCATCACCAGTTCGATGCCCTGATCGGTCGAGGCGCGCATCACAGCGGTGCCAGCGTCCGAGGGAACCGCATAGCGACCCGGAAGCAGTTCAAGAGCATCCTTCTGCCAGAACACGTTGATGTTGGCATCAGCGGTGTTCAGGAAGGTGATCGGAGCGGCTGCGTTGGTCGCAACCAGTTCGCAGTTCTTGTACTGAAGCTCCGCATCGGTCGGAATCGACGAAGCCGAGATGATCGGCGGCGAGATGACCACATCGTTACCACCAGCAAGGGCGATAACGCGGAAGGTCTTCGGCTGGCCGGTCGAACCCTTGGTGATGTGCTGTACCGCTTCGATACCGTCGATGCTGAAGGCATCGCCAACGCTCACACCGACAACGCTCGAAAGCGTGACAGTCTGATAACGGTTGTCCACGTTGATCTGACCACCTACAGCATTTGAAGTCGCCTGCGGCACGTAGTCAGTGATCGTGGTGTCGGTGGTGTCAATGGTGATACCAGCGGCGGTCGTAGCAGCCAGACGGTTGGCATAGTCGAACTTGTAGGTTTCGAAGCCAGCCACGTTACCAACGAAGCTACGCTCGAACGCACGGTTCGACTTGTCGCCACCGAACGAACGGGTCGCAGCAGCAGCGGCACCAGCGATGTTACCCGCCAGACCGTTGTAGTCACGGCTCGACAGACCGAAGTAACGGTCATAGTTCGGCACGCCCTGCTCGTTCATGAGCGCATCGCACTGAGCGATGTCGTCATAAGTACCAGCCGGAGCGCCGGTCACAGCTACCAGAGTACCCTCAGCAGCAGCAACGTTCATGATCGCAACGTTGATGTCCGAAGCCAGCTTCTGCTTGGCCGACTCGCCCAGACGACCTTCCTGAAGCGCGTCACGCAGTTCAAGGCTGGTCATCGTCCACGGAACAGTCTGCGAGAAGCCGAGGGTGGCCGGAACCGCAAGCTGGGTCATGGTCTGGTAGCTGCCCAGCGGAGTGCCGGGAGTGGTCGAAACCGATTGAGCGATGTACGGAACCGGACGCCAAATGGTGTCACGGGCGCGTTCCATCATAGTCTGGTCGGTGTTGTAAACCGACACGTTGCGCGAGAGAACGAGAGCGTCTTGGAAACCTTCAAGCAGGTTTTCAAACGCGACCCGTTCTTCTTTGGAAAATGAATTAGCCATTTCAATAGTCCTTTAAGACATTAGGATGCCGCTTGCTTCTGCCGCTTATACTGCAAAACCTTTGTGTAGTCTCCAGTCTTTTCGGCTTCAGCGCGCAGGCGTTCAAGGGTTGAGTCGATTGCACCGGAGAGACGACCACCACCGCTGGTGATAGTGCGCTCTGGCGATGCCGCTGCCTTGCGATTGGTCACTTTCAATTGCGTCTCCAGTTTCGCTACCGCAAAGGCAAACTTCACGGGGTCAGTGATGGAAGCCAGTTCTTTGGCCTTCGATGGGTTCTTGCCAACTGCGTATACAAGCAGAGCCGGGTTCTCAGAGCCTTGGATCACAATCCCCTGCTGAGTGACGCTAAAGGTCTCCAAGGCGGTTGCCTCGGCATCCTCATAGTCACGCACCCGGAGACTGGCCTTAGCCTTCTCGTATCCTTCAAGCTTCTTCTGCCATGCAACGGCTTCTGCCTCTTCGGCCTCTCGCTGCTGGGCTTCGGCTGCATCGACTGCGCGTTTCTGCTCATACCAATCAGCCAACTTCTGCTCAAAGTCATCCGAGTCATAATCGCAGGCTTCCAGCGTTGGCTTCGGCCCCAGAACAACCGGCTTGGTCTCGGTCTCACTGGTGTTCAGCTTTGCTTCAAGCTCACGAATACGTCTGTCTTTTTCTCGGTTCGCTTTACGTAGTTCACGCACCCATTCAGGCGCTCTGGTTTCTTCCTGCGGAGGCGGCGCTTCCTCCCCAATGGAGATTACAACTTCATCGTCGCCATCATCCTCAGCAGTCTCCTCAGTGTCAGCGACGGCAAAGTCCTCATCGCTTACAGTGTCAGCGACGGCAAAATCCTCATCGCTTACAGTCTCAGGAACGTCCTGCTCGATTTCAATGGTCTCGGTGGTGTCGTCAAACTCCGTGTCTGCCATGATCATACATTACCCCGTAAACTCACCCAAATTGCGCGGTGGGTGGAACCGCATTCATCGGAGGCTGAACAGCAGCCCCAATCTTTTCAGCCGTCTCAACTGCGGACTTGCGCTGGTCAATGTCCACGTTCGACAGCGTTTCAACCGTCTTGGCCTTGGTCTCTTCAGCCCGTGCCAGTGTGTATTCCGTATCAGCCTGAGCCTTGACCGCCTTGGCCTGCGCCTCAGTCGCTGCCGCCATCAAGTAAGCGGACTGCGGATCGGGCTGCTGGGCTTCCATTGCAGCCATCATCATAGCCTGCTGCTCTTCCTCGGTCGGCTCGACCACGCCAAGCTGCACAAGCTTCTTGCGGAAGAATTCCTTGATGTCGCCAATGCCCTCGCCGTCCATGTTCATAATAGCCATGGCTTGCAGGATCATCTGCGTTTCAGGATCGGTCGTTACCTGCATCATGCCAGTGAGCGCACGAACCGTAGCATCGCGGCGGCTGGTGAACGACGGGCCAACGTCAACAGCAACGTCGAAGTTCGCCTTGGTCAGATCGTTCTCGTAAACAAGTTCCCCCGTCTCCTGCTCGATCATAGGCTTCATGATTTCGACGGATTGGATTTGCTCCATCGCGCCGATGGACTTCATCTTACGCCCTTCTTCGACGTAAACGTCTTTTGCCATCGACAGCCAGATTTCGCCGCAGCGGCGCATCGCCTTCGCCATGTTGGTCATGTAGATGAAGGTCTGCATATCCAAACGGGTCTGGATAAGTTCAACAGCCTTGCCGGAGATGTTGCTGACCATCTTCTCGGCTTGCTGGTTGTTGCCAAGGATCTCGGCCATGTCCTGCTCGGTCAATTGCAGGAGTGCAGCCATTGCAGGCGGGATTGCAGGCGACTTGGTGTAAGCCACAGGGCCGTTGATCTGCGTCTCGCCATTCGAGCCAGTGATCGGATTGACCAGCAGATAGGGATAGTTCCGCAGGTTGTCCTCGGCCCACATGATCTGATGACCAGCGACCTGCTCAGGCACAAGGATGGGCTTCTCAACCGACGAAAGCGCGCTGATCTCGCCTAGCTTCGAAAGCTGCATATTCTTGAGGCGCTGAGGGTCTTTCGCCAGACGCACGTGGCCCATGCAACGCTCGACGTTATCGACAAACCAACGCTTGCCGTAGAACGGAACGATGGGGATGTTCTTGCCAGCGATGTAGCCAGCATCCTCCAGCACCTTGCCACCGCTCATGATGTACTTGCGCACCTTGCGGCGCTTCACACGCTTCTGGCGCACCTCAATCGTGCCGACAGCAGCGAGGGTTTCTTCTAGCGTCTCGTCAGCATTGAAGTCCGACTGCGAGTAACGCTCTTCCTCGCCGGTCACGGTCTGAAAGATGCGGATGGTCTCGCGCACTTCCTCGACCTTGTAGTATTCAGCGACGTACACAACGTCAGGCGTGAGCCAGTCGAATTCGTACTGGTGGATCTCTTTCGGCCACGTGGTTGGATCGTCACCCCATTCATCCATGTAGGCATCGCGGGTCATCGAATAGAGGACGAAGCAATACTTGGCGTCAGACTTGTCTTGGCGCTTGGCATCAAGGTCAAAGAACACGGAGCTGTCAGCGTCGTAGATCGGCTCGATCCGGATGCGCTGCTTTTCGTTCTCGTCGTCCTCGTCGTCCTCATAGACGTTGCGCAGTCGCCATGCACCGAAGCCACCGCCAACGCCTTCCTCGAACGCATTGTCGTAAGCTTCCTCTGCAACGCTGTCTTGCTCATCGGCACGGAACAGACCATTGCAGGTGTTCGCTAGATCGTCGTCCTGCGCACCGTCCTTGCTGATGAAGTCAACGGCGATGCGGTTGTTGCGGTATTCGTTGATGATGCGGATAACGCTCAGGTGGATCTTGTTCACCTCAAAGCGCGGCTTGTTCTCGAACTGGTCGCCAAGCGGGCCTTCCCACTGCGCACCAGCAAGCGAATAGAAGCGACGATCTTGCAGGCACTGAAGGCGCTCATCCCGCAGCGCAGACTGACAACGGTCGAATTCAGCCATTCCCGTAGCGTGAACGCTGTTGAGCCGTTGTTCTCTAGTCGGACGAGCCATTCATCACCACCTGTTTAGCGTAGCCATTGGCTGGAATTCGACAGGCTTTTTTGGTGCAGCCCGTCTAACTGCCTCGCACGCATAGCGAAGCGCATCTATAACATGATTGTTCTTATCTTCCAAGACGGGCAGAATTTTGTTTGTCAAGGAGTCTGTCTTGTAGCTGTAGAGCGTGAGTTCATCTATCGTGTGCGTGCAGCGCGGATGGACGATGATGTCGTAATTCTTCAGCCATTCAATGCCTTCCTCGACCGAGTTAGCGCCTTTGACGGCACGCATGATCTTCGGGAAGCCGTTCTTCTGCATATGGCTGATGGTTTCAGGGCGGGAGCTATCCGCAACAATCGGCCACTTCTCAGCCTCTGGGATCGTCAGGAATAGCTCTGGCGTGTTCACGATCTCGCAGCCGACCATGTAAGCTTCGTGGTCAATGTAGAGATTGCGGCCAACCAAGTGGCAGCGGATCAGAACCGTGGGGTCGCTGGCGAAGCCCCAGTCAGCG